TTCGAGTTGCGTGGGTCTTGATATTTCTATCAAGCCCTATGGAACTTTTTTCTTGAAAATCTATATTACTATCAAGCCCTATGTGCTTTTTTTCGGGAGTGTATATTAACTATATACACACCCGCGAGATGAAACTCTTATATGTAAATTTTTCTGGTTATATATATTAACTGATAATAATTTTTGGTCCTGGAATCGTGGCCAGATCTTAAAAGATTCAGGGCCATTGGATCTGGTAGCAGCTATGGCTGCAAAAAAAAGTTGACAGCTCAGCCCGTCCCATGGTAATAAGATTCATTAACTAACATGGAGAAAAAAATGAAAAAAAATACAATAATAAATTTCGAAGGGAAAAAAATTAAAATCCCCTTTGATGTGTACGTAGATCCAAAAAAAGCGACTGAGTTGGAGACGGTAACAAATCCATTCAGTGGCCAGAAGGCAATCTTACCGGCTTTCGCTGTTGCTGTTTTGGATGTGATTAAAGGCAGCGAGGTACTTTTATCAGGTAATCCTGGACCATTAGCAGCAGAAATTGAAAGATCATTTAATAAGGGGCGTGAATTTTTTCAGAAATATTTTACTGAGGAATATTATACGCTATTAGACTAATGCCTTTGTTAAATTATTACAGTCAAACAAAAATGGCTAAGGGGGAGAAGTTTGGTTACAAGACAGCGATCTTGCATTTAGCCCCATTTGATTTATCTGGTAAAAATGTTTGCCCAAAAGCATCCCCCGAATGCGCTGCAGCCTGTCTTAATACATCAGGCCGTGGCCAGATGGGCTCGGTCCAAAAAGCTAGATTAAATAAAACTAATTTATTCTGGACCAATAAAAACGCTTTTTTATGGCAGCTAAGTTGTGAAATAGAGCAGCTCAAAAAAAGAGCAGCCAGGCAGGGTTACAAGTTTGCCGTTAGATTAAATGGGACTAGTGACTTGGCATGGCATCGTATGAAGGTTGATGGAGGTGGTAGCCTTATGCATTTGCATCCTGATGTTCAATTTTATGATTATACAAAAGTTTTAAATTATCTTGATCATGATCTTGAAAATTATCATGTTACCTTCTCCGATTCAGGGCGTAACAATGCAGACATCGATGCAGCCATTAGATCCGGCCATAATGTGGCTGTTGTTTTTAAAGACAAGCTGCCAAAAAAATACTTGAGCAGACGGGTGATCAATGGAGATCTGCACGACCTTCGATTCAAAGATCCGCGGGGCGTGATTGTGGGACTCGTGGCCAAGGGCTTAGGCCGTAATATAAATAATAAATTTATAAAGGCTGCCTGAATCATGTGGCTAATGTGGATTTTTATCAGATTGCTATGGCGTGAAATTTTCATATTATTTCTGATAATAATCGCTTTGAGTCTTTTTTAGAATGATTCTAATCTACAACCCCTACAATCTGGGGTTGTAGATAATTTAAATTATTTTTTTTTAACTGTTGCAAATATCTTAAAAATATATAAATTAATGGGAGTGATAAATAAAAAACAAACTAACAAAAGGAGTTAATTATGAAATCACTTAAACAAATGTTAACAGACGTTAACAATAAAAAGATTGATTATAAAGCTTTGGTTTATAGTCAATTTACCGACACAATAAAAAACTATAGTAAGGTTACAAAATTATTAAAACCTGAATTGGTTGAACATTGTGAATTAAATGACAATTATTTCCAATTCACACAACCTAAAAAAGTTGGAAAAAAAGGTCTTTATATTGGATCGGTTCAATTAGTCACAAAAAATACAAGTCGGTTCGATGTGACTAGATTTAAAAAAGATAACCCTGAATTATATACTAAATATTTAGTTGGGGGTGTCTCTAATGAATTAAGAACTAACCATGTTTTTAAGGTAAAATAAATGGCTCGATTATCTTACAAAGGTTATAATATCAGTTGTAGACCTTTAAAAACTGATAATCTATGGCAATTGGAAATTGAAAAAAATGGAGGGGAAATTGTCCACACTTGGGCAATGGATCCACAAAAAACACTTTTGTCAGTCGAAAAATTTGCGATGGATCAGATCGATAAAAAAATTATCGAGCAATCAAAACAATAAAATCTTTAAACACACGCCCCAAACTTGGGGCGTGTGGCTCCCACCATTAATAGAGGTACCAACCAAAAAACAAAATTAAGATGAAAAAAAAATTTATTTTTTTACCGAAAAATTTTTAAACTATATAACTTTTTACTTTACACAATATGACAAATACATGTAGTGAGTCCTCTAATGTTTAGGGGTTTATTTTTTGGGGACCCAAGGGTATAGTAAATCATATGACAAATACAGAATTACTAACCACCGATCAACTGCGAAAGAGGCTCGAAAAGGTGTGGCTTCAACATATTAAACTATGTCAGGATAACTTCTTATATTTTGTAAAGAATGTTTGGCCTGATTTCATATGTAGAACTGATAGTGATCCTAATAAGTGGGGACACCATCAACATATAGCTCATGAGTTTACAAAGATAGCAAAACATAAAAAAGGAAGATTAATTGTTAACATGCCTCCTAGGCATACAAAATCTGAATTTGCATCAATATACTTTCCAGCATGGATGATAGGTAAACATCCTAAAATGAAACTTATGCAGGTCTCACACAATGCAGAATTATCTGCAAGGTTTGGTGCAAAGGTAAGAAACTTAATTGATAGTCCCGAATATAAACAAATATTTGGTGATGTTAAATTACGAGAAGATAGTAAGGCAAAAGGACG